TTTGTACATGGATGCAAGGACTTTTGGAGCTGATGTATCTAAAGGGAACGTTCAAACAAAAGCAGATGTGGAAGAGAAAGTAAGCGACTCAACTCCTTACTAGTGTTATAGTGACAGGGGGATCTTCTTGTTTAGCAGATCCCCCTTTACAAAGAAAAAAGAAATGATAATAGAAAAATTCAAATCAATATTTTTAGGATTAGAAATCGCTTATGGACAATATCAACCCGGGGAGCGAGGAGAGAACGGCAAGCAACAAGGTAAAGCTTTTATTGTACGTAAACCCGTCACAGACGAACTCTGGCTCAATCACCTCGAAGGTAAAGGACCTGCTCTCGGGATCATCCCTATTACAGAAGATAATAGTTGTAGGTGGGGCTGCATTGATATTGACGAATATAATTTTGACCACACTAGCCTCATTAAAAGTATTCGGAATAATAAACTCCCTCTAGTAGTTTGCAGATCTAAATCTGGTGGTGCTCACGTATTTTTATTTACAAAAGAAAGCATTCCCGCATCTTTGATGCAATCAAAATTAAAACAGATAGCCATCATACTTGGGTATGAGGGTTCAGAAATATTTCCAAAACAAACAGAGATACTTGTGGAACGTGGGGACACAGGTAACTTTTTAAATCTACCCTACTACAATGAAATGAAAGGACTACGTTATGCTATCAACGATAATGGCGCCGGTTGTACACTTGAGGAATTTTATAAGCTCTATGATGTTTGGGCGTGCACAAAAGAACAAGTCGAAGCGATCAAAACAGAAGAAAAAAAAATAGAAGAAGCATTTCCTGGTGGACCACCTTGTCTGAATAAACTTGCAACGACAGGATTCGGACAAGGTTCTAGGAATAATGCATTATTTAACATTGCAGTTTATTATAAACAATCTGCACCCGATACTTGGGAAGATGAAATTGTAAAAGCTAATTCTAAATATATGGAACCTGCATTGAGTAATAATGAAGTGCAACAATTAATTAAGTCTGTAAATAGAAAAGGTTACGATAAATATAGATGTAAAGACTCACCAATAAATGCAGTATGTCAATCAGGTTTGTGTAGAACAAAAAGATTTGGTGTAGGATTTGGTGAAGAAGAAATGCCAATGTTAGGTAGTCTTACAAAGTATGCATCAAAACCACCAGAATGGTTTTTAGATGTAGATAAAAAAAGAATACAATTAAAATCAGAACAACTTTATAGTCCACAATTATTTGCACTGGCATGTCTTGATCAAGCTAATCTTGTTGTGCCTGTACCAAAACCAAAAGATTGGAAACAACATTTTTTAAAACCAATGATGACAGGATTGCAAGAGGTAGAACCATTAGAGTCATTAGATCCAGTAAACGAACTTACAAATCTATTACAGGACTGGACAACCAATAGACAATCAGCAAGAACTTTAGACGATATATTAAACAAACTACCATACACAGATGACAAAAGAGAGTTTACATATTTTAGAATGGAAGACTTTTTTAATTTTTGTAAACGAAATCATTGGGAGAAAGATAAGAATCAAACAGGTAATCTAATAAAACAACTTGATGTATTTATAGGAGAAGAGAGAGTTAGAATTAAAAAACAACAGCCTAGATTAATTAAAATACAAACAATGAAACAGACAGAAGCATCTGTATCTAAGGTGCCATATCAAGAGGAGAACTTTTAATGAGAAGTGAAAAAAATATTATATTAGTCCGTCATTCTAAATGGTTATGGGATAACGGAGAAAGAAAAAAAGCAAAAACATGTTTGAAGGAGGCATATGAAAACCATAATTCTTGGTCCGCCAGGTACTGGAAAAACTACCACGCTACTAAATCTAGTGGATCAGTTCATAAAAGACGGAATAAGGCCTAGACAAATAGGTTATTTTTCGTTCACTAAAAAAGCTGCAACGGAAGCTGCAACGAGGGCCGCGGATAAATTTAGTTTAGATATAGAAAATGACTTATCATTTTTTAGAACACTACATTCGTATGCATTTAAACAATTAGGTATGACAAAAGAAAAAATGATGGGATCAGAAGATTACAAAGAGTTTGGTGAGAAGTGTGGTATTCCTATCAAAGCGGCAAGATTTTCTGATAGTGATGGCACATTTAATTCTGATAATGAGTATCTTACAATAATTAATACAGCGGCTGTAAAAAGAATGGATTTACTAGATTATTATGATTCTAGACAAAACATTTTAGATATTGAAAGAAATACTCTGTATCTTCTATCAGAAGAATTAAAAAGATTTAAAAAAGAAAAAGGACTTAAAGACTTTAATGATTTATTAGAAGATTTTATTGCAAAAGAAAAAACAAATAGTTTTAAAGTTTTATTTATAGACGAAGCACAAGATCTATCTTTGCTACAATGGGAGATGGTAAGAAAAATTTGGAGCAATGCAGAGAAAACTTACATAGCGGGCGATGACGATCAAGCTATATTTAAATGGGCTGGTGCGGATGTAGATCATTTCATTGCTCTTAAAGAAGAAGTAGATGACATACAAACATTAGATCAATCATACAGGATTCCTGGAGGACCCATACACGAACTATCACAAAGAATAATAGGACAAGTTCAAAGTAGATTTAATAAAGAGTACAAACCAAGACAAGAAGAAGGAATCTTACGTAGGTATTCTGATATCACACAGGTAGATATGTCAACAGGAAATTGGTTAGTATTGTCTTCTGCAAATCATTTTTTAGAAGATGCTAAAGATTTATGTGAAATACAGGGTTGGTATTATTCTTACAAAGGACGTAACTCAATACCTCTTAAATTATTATTAGCTATTAATAATTGGGAAGCCTGGCGTAAAGGTGGTTTATTAAATCATTTAGAAATAAAAAATATTTATGAATACCTTGGATCAAATGTATTAGAGGGATTTAGAAAAGGTAAAACATTACATTCTGAAGATAAATATAAATTAAAAGAGTGTTTAGGAATACATGGCTTAAATACAGATAAAGTTTGGTATGAAGCTTTTGAAGGATTAGATCCTATTACAGAAACTTACATTCGTAACATGAGGGCGAATGGTGAGATGTTAAATAAAAATCCTCGTATATCAATGTCAACAATACATGGGGCGAAAGGAGGAGAAGCTGACAAAGTTTTACTAATGCAAGACATAACTAATGCAGCTCTTGAAACATTTAGTCATGATCCAGATGAACTACATAGATTATTTTATACTGGAGCTACAAGAGCGAAGCGTGAATTACATGTATTAGATCCAAAAGATTTTGATAAGGCTTATATATTATGAGAGAAGATTTAATGGTGCAACAGCAGGTGGAGAATAAATGGCAACACATGGTGGGAGTGATTTGTCTTAATCAAACAGGACGTAAAAAAGTTAAAAAAGTATTACCAAAATTTTTTAAAAAGTTTCCCAACGCGTGGACATTACTATTGTCAAACAAAGAAACCATTGCTGAAATGTTAAAAGATTTAGGTATGAAGAATGTAAGAGCAAATAGAATATGGAGAATGTCTTGTGATTTCATAAACTGGGATGGCAACGACGCAACAAAATTATTTGGTATTGGTAAATATGGCAGTGATAGCTATGAGATATTTTATAAAAATAAAATACCAAATAATATACAGGACAAAGAATTAAAAAGATATGTAAAGGAGGTATTAAATGTCTAAAGTTTGGGACAAACAACATGGTGGTAGCCACTATCAAAAGTATGTCATACAGCCCAGTAAATTTGTGGTTGAAAACAAGTTGTTATATCCAGAGGGTTGTGCTATTAAATACATAATAAGACATCAAGATAAAAACGGCAAAGAAGATTTATTAAAAGCCATACACTTTATCGAGATGATAATTGAAAGGGATTATAAGTGAGAAGTATGCAAACACCTCTGTTCACACCAGAGACAGAATGGGTTATGCCGGAAGAATTAAAAGATCTCACCGGCGCAAAACAAATAGCAATAGATTTAGAAACAAACGATCCAAAACTAAAAGAGCTGGGCTCTGGTAATGTCACAGGAAAAGGGCACATTGCTGGCGTTGCGGTGGCCGTAGAGGGGTGGTCAGGGTATTTTCCTATAGGACACGAGTCAAATGGCAATATGGACAAAAAACTGGTGTTTTCGTGGCTTCAGGACATGTTTAATCAGGTAGATACTACCTTTATATTTCACAACGCCATGTATGATATTTGTTGGTTAAGGACAGAGGGGCTAACAGTTTATGGTAAAATAGTTGACACTATGATTGCAGCGTCTTTGATTGATGAGAACAGATTATCTTATCAATTAAATACTTTGTCTAAACATTACATAGGTATTGGTAAAGATGAAAGTGTTTTAAATGCAGCGGCAAAAGAATATGGTGTTGATCCTAAAAAAGATTTGTGGAGATTACCGGCAATGTTTGTTGGTCAGTATGCAGAACGTGATGCAGAGTCTACATTAAAACTTTGGCAAAAACTAGAAACAGAATTATATCAACAAGAACTTTGGGATGTTTTTAATTTAGAGACACAATTATTTCCATGTTTAGTTGATATGAGATTTAAAGGTGTAAAGGTTGATCTCGACAAAGCTGATAAAATAAAAAAACATTTGATTGGTAGAGAGCAAAAAATATTACACAAAATCAAGGGTTTAACAGGTGTTGATGTAGAAATTATGGCAGCACGTAGTATTGCAAAGGCATTTGATAAATTAAATTTACCGTATGATAGAACTGCAAAAAGTAAAGAACCAAGTTTTACAAAAAACTTTTTACAAAATCATCCACACGAATTACCAAAAGCAATTGCTGAAGCAAGAGAACTTAACAAAGCTCACAGCACTTTTATAGATTCAATAACTAAACATGCAGTCAATGGAAGAATACATGCGGATATAAATCAAATTAGATCTGATGCAGGTGGTACAGTAACAGGTAGATTTTCAATGTCTAATCCAAATCTACAACAGATACCAGCGAGACATCCAGAGCTTGGACCAATGATTAGATCTATATTTATTCCAGAGGGTAATCACAAGTGGGGATCTTTTGATTACTCACAACAAGAACCTAGAATATTAGTGCACTACGCAAAACTACAAAACTTAACTGGTGTTGACGAAATTGTAGATGCATACAATGCAGGTGATGCAGACTTTCACCAGGTTGTTGCAGACATGGCAGGTATCGAACGTAAACAAGCCAAAACAATTAATCTTGGTTTGATGTATGGTATGGGTAAAAATAAATTAATGGCAGAGTTAGGATTAATGAAAGAATCTGCAGAAAAATTAATTAGACAATATCATAGCAAAGCTCCATTTGTAAAACAGTTGATGGATAATGTATCTCGTAAAGCAAATGATCGTGGTAAGATTAGAACTTTACTGGGCCGGGCGTGTCATTTCGATCTTTGGCAACCAGTTCAATTTGGTGTATTCAAACCACTACCGTTAGAACAAGCGAGAAAAGAATATGATGAGCCTTTGAAGCGTGCATTTACGTACAAAGCTCTTAATAAATTAATACAAGGGAGTGCTGCAGATATGACTAAAAAAAGTATGGTAGCTTTATATGAAAATGGTATAATACCACACATCCA